GAATGGATGACAAGTCCATGCTCCGAGCTTATGGAAGTATTTATATCATGGATACAGAACACACATCAACAACGGATTTTGTTTCGGCTGTTAATGGGCATCAGCTTGTTTACGAACTCGCCACCCCCATCACCTACCAGCTGACACCGGTGGAGATCGCGCGGATCCTCGACACGGACAACGTATGGGCGGATTGCGGGCCGGTATTGGAGATCGGGGCCGTTCCGGGAAACCGACAGGAGATCAAAAAGACTTCTGCGAGATGGTCATTCCACCACTTCGTGCGGGGCTACCGGGCGGTGGAGTTCACGTTCTACGGGACGAACCTTCCCCGGCGGATGCTCCGGCTGGCGGAGGTGGATTTCGGTGTCTCCAAGCATTTCAACCGGAATTCGATCCAGAAGGCCCGGATTCAGTATGGTATGGCCCCGGACGGTTCCGCGTTCCCGGCAAAGCAGATTGTCTTTGTCTTTGACAATTCGGACGGGGAGTTCAACGTGCTCAGTCCCGAAGGGGTTTATCAATACTGGCGGAACGGGCAGGTTCTGACGGCGCGGATCAAAATCGGGGACGAGATCGTGCCGATGGGGATGTTCTACGTGACCAAGGCGGAGATCGGGGCTAACCGGCTTCTTGCGAAGGTGACGGCGCATGATCCGTGCTATCAGCTGGCCAGTCAGAAATTTTATGCGCTGGAGCTGGCGGAGCGGGAGACGGTGCGGCTTGACGAGGCGGTCCCCCGGGCTTTGATCGGGGCGGACCTTGACGTGGACTACGGCGGGCTTGAAGCGGAGCCGGTCTCCGTGGCGGTACGCGACACCCACGACAAGCGGGTGATCCTGCGCTACCTTGCACAGGCGGCGCGGGCCACGTGCTGGTTCGACCGCGACAACGTGCTCCGATTCCGGCGGGTTATCACGGCGGCGGAGGAGGACGGGAACATTACGGCGGACGAACTGCACGACTGGTCCGGGGTGTCCATCGCGGAGGAATACACCGGGGTGACGCTTACGGTAAGGCGGGAGCTGGAAGAATCCGCTGAGGGCGGCGGGGACGTGACGGAGATTTATAATGCGGGTATTGCCGATGATTCCGGGGCCGCCGTGGCGTCCTATGAAAACCCCTGCGTCGCTCCGGGCAACGGTCAGGCGGTGGCGGACTGGCTCCTTGTCATGGCGAACCGGCGGAAGAAATACGCGGTCAAGAACCGGTGCGATCCGGCGGTGGAGATCGGGGACACGCTGGTTATTGCCGACGCGTTCCGTAACGATGATCGGGCCGTGGTGACGGGTTTGGATATCGAGTACAACGGCGGTCTGTCCTGTGTGACGGAGGCGGATCGCGAATTCTGATTCGCCGGGAATTCTGAAAGGCGGCGGTTATATGAAACGGTTTATCGTTATCGGGAATTCCATAGCGCTTGACGTATCGAACGCTGAAAAAAAGCCCCCGAGCAACGGGTTTCTTGTCAACGCCCCGGACTGGGTCTTCGAGGGCTGGGGGTACGACGCCCGGAAATCCGGGGACGATCGGTTTATACGGCCCCGGCCGCCGGAGGGGTGGGTGTATGACCCGGAGACGGGGACGGTGTGCAGGGAGGCGGATTTGAAATGACCAGCGAGGAACGACTGCGCCGAATGGAGACATGGCTGACCAGCCTGTACAAAGACGCTGAGGCGGAAATGCGGGGCAAGTGGGACGCCTACATGGCCCGGCAGGAAAAACGCGCTGAGAAGCTTCTAAAGGCTGTCAGGGACGCCAAAACACCGGAGGAGAAAAAGGCCGCCGAGGAGAGATACCGGGCGCATCTGAAATCCGTCACCTCCGGGTCGAAACACTACCGGGACATGGTGGAGGAGCTGGCACGGAAATACCATGAGGCAAACAAGCTGGCGGCGGATTATGTCAACGGAAAGCGGGCGGATTTTTTCGCGGACGGGTACAATTTATCCGCCGGGCAGATCAACGACGCGGCCATTGCGCGGGATATTGCGATTCGGTTTGATTTGTGCAGCGCGGACGCGGTAAACTGGCTTGCGGAGCGGCAGAATGGCCTCCTGCTCCCCGGGCCGCGTGAGCCTATGGCCCGCGAGGATATGACGTGGAACATCCGCTCCATCAATTCGCAGGTGGCACAGGGTATTGTGCAGGGAGAGAGCATACCGAAAATCGCGGAGCGGCTGCGCAATGTGTCGGATATGAACCTTCGGGCGTCCATCCGAAACGCCCGGACCATGGCGACGGGCTGTCAAAACGGCGGACGGGTTCAGGCCATGAAGACGGCGGAGGGCTGGGGGGTACATACCAGAAAGCAATGGCTGTCACAACATGACAGCCGGACGCGGCACACGCACGACAACCCGCCCCCGAACGGAGTTAGCGGTGAAATAGTTGGGCCGGACGACTGGTTTTCCAACGGTTGTCGCTATCCCGGGGATCCTGCAGGTCCGGCGGCGGAAGTTTACAACTGTCGGTGCACGCTGATCACCGTTGTGGACGGGTTCTCTTCCAACCTTCCGAAGGGGAAAGAAAACGCTATACGCATCTGGGTTGACGGAGAGAGGGTGAAATAATGCCGGAGACGAAAAATATTGACATCAAGGTTGAGATCACCGACAATTCCCCGGAGGTCATTTCGGCCTTGAAAACGGCTGTCGGGCGGGCGCTGTGGAAGATGGGGGCAAAGGCGGAGGGGTATGCCAAGGCCAACGAGACGCGGGTGGACACCGGACGACTGCGCAATTCAATAACCCATCAGGAGACGGAAAACGCCACCATGATCGGGTCCAATGTGGAGTATGCAGCGTATCATGAGCTTGGCACCTCACGCGGTATCACACCTTTGCACTACCTGCTGAACGCCGTCGCGAATCACACGGGCGAATACAAGAACGTGATTATTGACAGTCTGAAAAACGTCTGACCACGGGTTTGACATTATCGGCGGGGGCGTGCTATCATGTCAATGGGGGTGATAGGCTTGCGAAAAAACATCCGCTGTCCCGTCTGCGGGAAGGTGCTGTGCCGGGCCGGTGATACGGCGGGGCTGGTGCACGATCCCCGGGGCGGAGAAATATTCCTGTGGTGCCGGGGGTGCCGGGGGGAGATCCCATTCCGATATGTCCGGCTGGCTGGACGTAAAAACTGAATATCACCCAACACCAGAGCCATTGAGCCGAAACGTGATTTTTTCACGCGTCGGCTCTTTTTTATCAAAATGCGAATCGGCGAAGCATGGCCGACCGAAGAAAAGGAGCATCAACAAATGGCAGTTACACGCAAATTTCTGAAGGGGATGGGGCTGACCGACGAACAGGTTGACACCATCATCGAGGCGCACACCGAAACCGTGGACGGGCTGAAGGACAAGCTGTCCAAGGCGGAGGCGGATGCGGCAAAGCTGACGGACGTTCAGAAGGAGTTGGACGGCCTGAAAGCTGGCGGGGACTATAAGACCAAGTACGAGAAGGAGCACAAAGACTTCGAGGACTACAAGGCCAGCGTCACCGCAAAGGAGACCCGTGCGGCCAAGGAAACGGCGGCAAGGGCCTATTTCACCGGGAAAGGAATCACCGGTGCCAACCTTGAAATCGCTGTCCGGGGCGCGACCGCTGAAATCGAAGCGGCGGAGCTGGACGGGGACAAATTCAAGGACACGAAAGCGCTGGACGAGCTGGTGGGCGGAACCTTCAAGGGGCTGGTTGTCACGACCGGAACCGCGGGGGCGGGCACGGCCCATCCTCCGGCGAACGGCGGCAAGTCGACCATGACCAAGGAACAGATCATGGCGATCAAGGACACGGCGCAGAGACAGGCCGCCATGCTCGAAAATCATGAGTTGTTCGGGATTTGATCCCGAGAAAGGATAATCTATGGCAAACGAAGTTTACACCACTGCCGAAACCAATCTGATCAAAAAGGCTCAGATGGCGAAGGTGCGCGAAGTCGACTTTACCTACAACTTCACCCACGGCTCCCTTGCCAAGCTGATCGAGGTGCTGGGTGTGACCCGGAAGATCCCGATGCAGGAAGGCACCACGATGTACGCATACAAGACCACCGGCACGCTGCAGTCCGGCGCGGTTCCCGAGGGCGAGATCATCCCGCTGTCTCAGTACGCGCGGACCAAGGTTCCCGTCGGCGAGATCACCCTGCACAAGTGGCGCAAGGCGACCTCCGCCGAAGCGATTCTGAAATCCGGCTATGACGAAGCTGTCCGCGAGACCGACGCGGCTCTGCTCGGCGACGTGCAGAAGACCGTCCGCTCCGACTTTTTCACCCTGCTTAACAACACCATCTCCGGCGAGACTCCCGTTTCCGGAACCGGTCTGCAGGCGGCTCTCGCGGCGGCGTGGGGCCAGCTGCAGGTCAAGTTCGAGGACGACACCGCCGAGGCGGTCTACTTCCTTAATCCGCTGGATGTGGCGGACTACCTGAAGACCGCGCAGGTCTCCCTCCAGACGGCATTCGGGTTCAACTACATCGAGAATTTCCTCGGCCTCGGCACCGTGATTCTGACCTCCCGCGTGACTGCCGGGACGTTCATCGCCACGGCCAAGGAAAACCTGATCCTCTACTACATCGCCATGACCGGCGACATGGGCGGCGCGTTCGATCTGACCGTGGACGACCTCGGCTACATCGGCATCGCCACCGACATTCCCACCCATGAGAGAATGCAGGTCGAAACCCTTGTGGCCTCCGGCATCCAGTTCTTCGTGGAGTACGCGGAGGGCGTTGTGGTGGGCTACATCGGCACCGAAACCAAGGTCACGACCGCCGAGACGATCACCGCGGACGCTTCCGACACGAAGCTCTTCAAGACGGCTCACGCTCCCGTCGTTTCCGTTCAGGAGCTGAAGGACGGCTCTACCGCGATCACGGCGTACACCATCGAGCGCAACGGCGTCCGTCTGGCTTCCGCGCCTTCCGGCACCGTGACGATCAAGTACACCTACGTAGCACAGGGAAACTGACGCCCGGTCCCGCGCCTGAACCGCCGAGCGACGCAACAAGCAATCAGGTCGGGACCGGTGAAGCAGATTATATGACGTTAAAGTCGTAAAACGGGGGTGACTGATATGGCTTACGAACCTACTACATGGAAAAGCGGAGATGTCGTCACCTCCGCGAAGCTGAACAAGATCGAACAGGGCATCGCGTCCGGCGGGGTGCTGGTGGTGGCGGAAGACGCTGATACAAACACGCCTATGCGTATCTGGTAAGTGTTTTAGTGTTAGGTGAAAATCAATACACTGCAGGTTTCAGAGATATTTCTGGTGCAGACGAATATTATTATAATGCTACTTCACCGAACGGTTTCCCTGCCATATACCACGATCCAGATAACTAAAACCCTACGACATGATGTTGGCGGCGTGAAATGAAACTTTGGACGGAGGCGGCTCTATGACAATGCTTGAACTGTGCGCGGAATGCCGGAACTGGTTCACGCGCGGCATCATCCGGGGGACGTTCACGATCCAAAATGGCGAGCTGTCTTTGCTTGATGACATTGAGCCCGGGACGTGGATCCGGATTGTGGGATCCCTTTACAACGACGGCGTGTGGGAGTACCCGCACGGGGAATTCACCGACGAGGAGTTTTCCGGGGCCGTCTGGATTCTGGCGATCCCGCCCGATTTCGTAACCCTGCAGAAGGACATCGACGCATGGGAGCGGGACAGCGCGGCGGCTCTGGCTTCGGCCACGGCTGAGGTGCTGTCCGGCCCCTATTCCTCGGAGAGCTTCGCGGGGTACACGTATCAGCGGAAGACCGGCGTCGGGGACGTGCCCACTACTTGGCGGGATCCCCGACTCCCGTTCGCGGCCCGGATCAACCGATGGAGGAAGATTTGATGACGCTGTTTGAGGAGATGTACGAGCCTTTCTGCTTCATGGAAAAAACGCGCACCCCGGACGGGGAAGGCGGGTATATCACCACATGGACGGAAGGGGCGCAGTTTGACGGCAAGGCATCGTTTGATACCTCCATCGAGGCCCGGACGGGCGCGGCGGCTGGGGTTTCGTCCCTGTATACCCTGACCGCGCCGGTCTCCGTGCCGCTGGAATATCACGACATCGTGAAGCGGCTGGGGGACGGGAAGATCCTCCGGGTGACCTCTGACGGGGACGATGTGGTGACGCCCTCCATGGCGTCCTTCACGTTCCACCAGGTCACGGCGGAGGAATACGAGCTGACCGGAGGTGCGTCATGACCAAAGCGGCGGCATGGCACGCGTTCTGGGAACGGTTCGGCGTGCCCGTTTTTGAAGAAAATTCCGTCCCGGACGGGGAGGACGCACCCGGTTTTCCCCGGCTGACCTACCAGCTCGGGACGGACGCGTTTTCGGACTACGGCGTGGCCCTGACCGTTTCGCTGTGGTATCGGGATTCGTCATGGGTTCCGATCAACGCCAAGACGGAGGAGATTTCCTCGGTCATCGGGCGCGGCGGGGTGGTAATTCCCTGCGACGGCGGATCGGCATGGATTACGCGCGGATCCCCGTGGGCCTTATCCATGGGCGACGAAAACGACGATCTTATCAAGCGGAAAGTCTTTAATGTGACGGTCCGCTGGAATACGCCGGAATGATCCGGCATGAGGTGAAAAAATGAAATTTACCAGAATTCCCACTACCACCTTTCAGAACCTTCAGATGAACGCGGGCGTCATTGCCACCAATTTCACGCCCGGCACCGGCACGCTGGACGAGGCGGACATTCTCGGCGCGACCACCGGCGGCCTGACCGTCACCTGCGTGCCTGAGTACGCGGACATGGGCGAGGACATCGACAACTGTCCCAAAAACACGAAGGAGCTGAAGAAGATCACCGGCTACACCGTCGAAGTGACCGGTACGCTCGTCACCATCAACGCGGACGCAGCGAAGAAGCTCATGGGCGCGGCCACCGTGACCTCCGGCAAGATCACGCCGGACATGGACCTTGACGCCACGGCCACCACCGGCGATTTCGGCGACATCTGGGTGGTGGGCGACTACTCCGACAAGAACGGCGCGACCAACGGCGGCTATGTGGCCTGTCACGTCATCAACGCGCTTTCCACCGGCGGCTTCTCCCTTGTCACCTCCGACGGCGAAAAGGGTCAGTTTGCCTTCACCTTCACCGGCCACACGTCCATCAACGAGCAGGACACCGTGCCGTTCGAGTTCTACGTCAAGGCCGGTACCGCCGAACAGTGACAGACGATCCGAAAAATAAAGGAGGCTTGACAAAATGGGAAGAATTCTTGACGCGCGGGGCGACGAGGCGCTGGACGTTCTGGCGGAGCTGATCGAGCCCGTGTCCGCCATTGCGGGGGATCCCGAAATCTCCGGCATGATGCAGGGCGGGAACGGCGTGACGGTCGGCAAGCTGGCGGCGGCGGTGCTGCGGAGCCACAAGGACGACGTGGTCAACATTCTGGCCATCGACGACGGGAAGACGCCGGACGAGGAGCGGGGACTGCTTTCCGCTCTGACCATCCCGGCGCGGCTGCTCCGGCTGCTGTCCGTTCCGGCGGTGAAAGAGTTGCTTTTTGGTGCGGCGGCGGCGAACGGGTCCGCGGATGGTTCGTCTGCCGCGTCGGAGAGCGGGAACGGATAACCTCCATTCCCGCTTTTTTGTCGTATCTGCGGCCAGCGTGGGAGGAGCACGTCCGGGAGGAGGCCTTCCGGGTTTATCTGACCGACGCGGCGCAGGTTATCGCGGAGAACACGGCGCGGATCGGCGGAGGCCGGACGATTTCCAAGCGCTGGGCGGACATTGCCGGGCTGAGCGGGCCTTCCCGACCGGCTGACACCCGGACGGCGGAGGAGATCATCGCGGACGTGGCCGGGAAAGCGGGGCTAATTATAACACATGAACATATTTGATTTACAGGCGACCATATCGTTGAATTCGTCCGGATTTATGTCCGGGATTCAGGAGGCGCAGTCGGCGTTCGGCGGGCTGGGAGACGTCATCAAAGGCTCTGCCATCGGGAAACTGGCGGCGGATGCAATTGAAGACGCGGCGTCCGGGATCGTGGATTTCGGCAAATCGGCACTTGATACCGGCATGGCGTTCGACCAGTCCATGGGCAATGTGGCGGCCATTTCCGGGGCTACGGCAGATGAAATGGATGAGCTAAGGGCCAAGGCCAAAGAAATGGGCGCCACCACGAAATTCACCGCCACAGAGGCGGCAGACGCGTTTTCCTACATGGCCATGGCTGGCTGGAAGACGGAGGACATGCTCGACGGCATTGAGGGAATCATGAATCTCGCCGCAGCGTCCGGGGAGAATCTCGCGACCACCTCTGATATCGTTACGGATGCGTTGACCGCTTTCGGGCTTTCGGCGGAGGATTCCGGGCATTTCGCGGACGTTCTGGCGGCGGCCGCTTCAAACGCCAATACGAACGTCGGGATGATGGGCGAAACATTCAAGTACGTTGCGCCTGTCGCGGGAGCCTTAAAATACAGTGCTGAAGACGTTGCCGTCGCAATCGGCATTATGGCCAACAATGGGGTCAAGGCTGGTATGGCGGGAACTGCGCTGCGAGCTGCGCTCTCCAACCTCGTCAATCCCACTGATAACGTAGTAGAAGCGCTCGATGACCTGGGGCTTAGGGAGCTTGCGGATGGGGCCGAGAACTTCGTTGCCGATCTTACACAGCTTGAAGATGAAATGCGAGCTGTTGACGAGAAAACTGAAGCACTTGCCAAAGCGCAGGCGAAATATCAGGAGGTTGTCGCAAAAGAGGGGAAAAGCTCTAATAAAGCCGCCGAAGCGCTGAAGAAGGTGGAAAAGGCCACCTATAACCTTCAGAAAGCTGAGAAGAAACTTCAGGCCGGTAAGGACGAACAGATGCGGGAACAGTATGAATATACCACGCTCCTGCAGAATTCGGACGGATCCATGAAGAGTTTCGCCGAGACAGTGGAAACGCTTCGTAGCGCTTTTGCCGGGCTGGATGAAGCGACACAGGCAGAGTACGCCTCGATCATATTCGGCGATCGGGCTATGGCCGGTATGCTTGCCCTTATCAATTCTTCTGAAGAAGATTATAAGGCTCTAACGGATAGCATCATGTCAGCGTCAGATGCTATGGATGGAATGGGCGCGGCGGCAGAAATGGCAGAGAAACAGCTTGACAATCTGCCCGGATCCATTACGCTCATGAATTCAGCGTTCGACGTGGTGAAGACAGCCATTTACGAGCGATTTTCCGACCCGCTGAAAGAGGCTGTAGACATGGCCACCGATCTGCTCTCACGGTTTGCACAGACGCTTGAGGGCGGGGGCGGACTGCGCGAGGCTTTTGGGACCATCGGTTCTTTCATCAAGGAAAAATTCACGGAGGTCTGGCAGAGTATCGAACTCCCGCCCGCCGTGCAGAACATCGCGGACAGGTTTAAGGAGATTTTCGACAAGGTGCGGGACGTTATCAGCGGGCTAAACCTCGGCGAGAAATTCTCTGCCGCGTTCGAGGGGATCAAGGGGGCGTTTGAACGAGCGCGGACAACGATCTCCGAGGCCGTGCAGCGTTGGAACCTGCCGGAGGTGTTCTCCGGAGTGACTGAAAAAGTTAGCGAGGTGTTCTCCGGGATCGGCGAAAAGATACGGGGCGCGTTCGACAAGGTGCGGGACGTCATCGGTCGGCTCAATTTGTCGGATTCGTTGTCTGGAATATCAACAAACCTGCAGTTTGAGATATCAGCATTGCGTTCCCGCATCGAAGGGGCCTTCATGACTCTGTATGATTCGGATCTGGGACAGAAGGTGCGTTCTGCGTTCGACGGTCTGCGCGAAGCGGTCAGCGGAATCGACTTCGCCGGGATTTTCTCCGGCATCACGGAAAAAATCGGCGGGGTGGTCGGGACCATTCGTGACGCTATCGGCAATATCGACCTGTCCGGGGCTTTGGGCGGCATTTCCGAGGCGCTGGCGGGGTTCGCGGGGTCCATCAGGCCGTTCATCGAGGAGAAGTTCGAGAAGGCGGCGGAGATTTTCGGATCGATCAAGACCGCGCTGGGCGGGCTTATTGGTTCACTGCAAAACGTACAGCTCCCGTCGCTGGATCAATTCGCGGATGGAGTGAAAAAACTATTCACTGCCTACAACATTGTCAACGAAACAAAAATATCAGCGGCAGTTACAGGCATTAAAGGCTTCCTCGATGCGTTCCGAAACCTTAATATCGCCGGTGTTATTTCCGACATTGCAAAGAGTACGGCGGATTTATTCGTTGCGTTTGGGAATGCTTCCGTCAAAGTCATAAGCAGTGCCGCAACATCGGTAAAGGAATTTCTTGACGGATTCAGGGATAGCAACGCGTTAGGTGCGGTCATTGAGCGTGTGGCGGGCGGTGCATCGGCGCTGTTCAACGATTTTCTGATTGCATCGAAGGAAACGATTGACGGTGTCGGAGAAGGAGTTCGCCTGTTCCTTAAGGGGTTTGACGACTACGATGTGGGTGTGGCTGCGGGTGAGTTTGCAAAGGCGGCGGCGGACCTGTTTAACGCGGTGGCGACCACCTCCGGAGATGCACTGAAAGACGTAGCCGGTGGAGTTGACGCGCTTGTAAATGCAGGAGCGGGTAAGGTCCGATCTGCGGGGCGCGGGGCGTCTGCACTGGCTGTTGCATTCGCTGAACTTGGGTCCGCCATATCCAGTGGATTTGCAGGCGCGATTGAGGCCGTAGGGAACGCATTCTCCGGCATGGGCGCGAAGCTGGGCGAGATTGTCGGCAGATTCGGTCCCAATATAGGACGTCTTGGAGCAGCATTAGCAGATTTTGTCAGTATCTGCACTGAGTTCGGTACTGATGTTGAAAACGTATTTGCGCCGGTCAGGGAATGGTTGACCGTGTTCCTCGTTCAGGCGCTTCAAGCCGCAGTCAGTATGGTAATCGGGCTGGTAGGAGCCATAATTGACGCTATTACGCCGATTGCCGAATTCTTCAACGCTACTCTGCACTTTGCAATCGATCTGTTTAAGGGTGACTGGAAAAGCGCATGGGACGACGCGAAGGCCGCCGGAAAGGCATTTGCGGATTTCATCGAGGGGCTGGGCGACATAATTGTCCGCCCGTTTGCGGCAATTGTACCGCAGATGAAGGAAATAGGAGCAAACATCATCCAAGGCCTGTGGGACGGGTTAAAGGGTATGTGGGATTCTGTTTCCGGGTGGTTTGAAGACACGGTCGGGGGACTGGTGAATGGCGTAAAAGGGCTGTTGGGTATAGGCTCCCCGTCAAAGGTATTTGCAGAAATCGGAAAATTCACCGTGCAGGGTATGGAGGTCGGCTGGCGGTCCGAGTTTGGCGCTCTCGAGAATCAGGTCGGCCGGGACGTTCAGCGGCTGACGGACACGGCGCGGATCGGCTTCGAGGATTCGGCAATCGGACGGTCCTCGGCGGCGGGGATTTCCTCCATGTTCGCGGCCTCCGAGGGCGGCGGGCGCGGGGATCCCGTGTCCATCAACCTTGTGCTGGACGGCGACGTGGCGGCGACGGCCCTTTATGATCCTCTGCGCCGGACGGCGTTCCAGCGCGGTCAGACTTCGATGGAGGCGGCTTATGCGTAGAATAATCATCACGGACGGCAGGGACACGGTCACCCTGCTGTCCGACCTTGAATTTACATGGACCCCGGAGCTTCTGGGGGAGCGGGCGGTCATGGCGTCCGGGAAGACCGTGATGGACATCATCGGCGTCAAGAACAAGCTGGAAATCCCTACGGGCTGGCTGTCGGTGGCGGATTTGCGGCGGCTGAAATCCATGATCTCCCGGAGCGTCACGCTGACGGTGCGCTGGCCGTCGGTGGACGGGGACCGGAGCGACACCTGTTATGTGGGAATGCCGGAGTTCAAGTCGTTTAAATACGGCGCGGACGGCGTTGAGCAATGGTACGGTGTCACGCTGAAAATCGAGCAGGCCGGGACTGATCCGGTCATGGGGGTGTGACAATATGAGCACGATTATAGCGGCGGCGGTCTCCGGGGTGCTGGCCCTGATCGGCGTCATCATCACCGTTGTTGCGACGGTCCGGAAGTCCAATCAGGACATCATAAACGAGCTTAAACGGCAGTCGGAGATCGACGACCAGAAGCTGGCTGCCAAACTCGAAAAATTTCAGGCCGTGACGGACACCAAAATTGAAGAGCTGACCCGGGAGGTCCGGAAACACAACGGATTTGCGGAAAAAATACCGGTGATGCAGAACGACATCAAAACCATATATAAACGGCTGGATAAGGCCGAAAGCGACGGAAAGTGAGGAGGGAATTAACCATGTACAAAGTCAAGAAGTGGCTCAAGGCGGCGGGGATCCGGGCGATCCGGACCTTCGCGGAGGCGGCTCTGGCCTACATCGGGACTGGGGCTGTGGTGCTGGGAGATGTGAACTGGTTGGCCGCGCTGTCCGCCGGTCTCATGGGCGCGGTGGTGGCCCTGCTGATCGCGCTGGCGGGATTGCCGGAGGTGCCGGAAGATGAGAACGGAGGGGACTAATGGGTTATACCAACAGTCCCCTTGTCTCCTGCGTGCGGCTGTCCCCGAATCACTCCGGACTGCGGACGCACACCATTGACCGCATCACGCCCCACTGCGTGGTAGGCCAGCTCTCGGCGGAGGCGGTCGGGGATATTTTCGACGATGAATCCCGGTTCGCGTCATCGAACTACGGTATCGGGTTTGACGGGCGGGTCGGGATGTACGTGGAGGAGAAGAACCGGTCGTGGTGCTCCTCCGATGCGAAGAACGACCAGCGGGCGGTGACCATCGAATGCGCCTCTGACCGGGAGGATCCCTACGCCATGAACGCGGCGGTGTGGGATTCCCTCGTGCGGCTGTGCGCGGACATTTGCGCCCGGAATGGAAAAACGCGGCTGATCTGGATTCCGGACCGGGAGATCGCGCTGGATTACGACCTCGAGCCGGACGAAATGCTTCTGACGGTTCACCGCTGGTTCGCCAACAAGGCCTGCCCCGGTGACTGGCTCTTCAATCGCCTCGGGGAGCTGGCGTCCGCCGTGACGCGGCTCCTGAACCCTTCGGGAACCGGCACACCCGGAGACGGGGACACTCCTCACGATTGGGCGCGGGATGCGGTCGAGTGGTGCGTTTCTCGGGGGATCCTCCGCGGGGACGGAAAGACGCTCGGGCTGAACAATCCAATGACCGTTGAACAGGCTTGCGTGTTCCTTTACCGGGCGCGGGAGGTGCTGTGATGGCGTGGAGGCCGTATAACCCCAACCCGTGGCGGCTGTCAACGGATGATTGCGCGCCCCGGGCGCTGTCCGCCGTGCTCCGTATCTCATGGGGGGACGCCTATGATCTGCTGTACGAGAACGGCAAGGAAATGGGCCTGATGGAGGACAACAAGGCGGTGACGTGGGCGATTCTGAAAAAAGCGGGGTTCCACCGTGAGGCTCTTCCGGATCAATGCCCGGACTGCTACACCGTGGCCGATTTCGCATCCGATCATCCCCGGGGCGTCTATGTTGTGGCGACGGATTCCCACATCATCGCCGTCATCGGGGGGGACTGGTTCGACGCATGGGACAGCGGGAGCGAGGTTCCGCTGTTCTACTGGTTCAGAAAATAAAAGGAGGTAGGTAAACATGATTGACCAGTTCGGTTACTGGCATCAGGATTTCGTCGGACAGATGCCGGAACAGGACCCTATGTACGTCCGGATGATGCAGCAGAGAGGCGGTCAGAACATGGGCCAACAGCAGACCGCCCCGGCGCAGGGACAGCAGATGATTTCGCCGCCCACACGTCACGCGGATATCATCCAGGCGGACAGCCTCGAAGCCATTGACCGCATTCCGCAGAACGCCGGGACCGCGGCAATGTACATGACCAAAGACGATCAGCACATTGTGATCCGCGACATGCTGGCAAACGGGGAGCACACGGACATAATTTATGACCGTCGTCCTCCGGAACCGCCCGCGCCGAAGATCGATCCGTCCTTGTTTGTCCGGCGGGACGAGCTGTCCGCGCTGATTGCCGAGACGATCCGCGGCATGACGAAGGGAGAGGAAAATGGGACTGTTTGACAAGCTGGGACAGGGGGCCGCTCCGGCTCCCGCGCAGGGACAGCCCGCGCAGATCACCCCGGACATGGTGCGGGCAGAGGTCGGCAACATCCGGCAAAACCCGGCGGCGTATCTCAGCCGGTACGGGATGAAAATTCCGGAGGGGATCAACGTAAACGATCCCCGGGAAATCACGACATACCTGCTCCGCTCCGGTCAGATCGGCGGGGGACGGGTTCAGCAGATCTTCCAAATGCTCGGGATGAAGCCCGGGCGGTAAAACCGAACCGAATCGCGTGCGCGTCCGCGGTTTGGAAATACATTGAGAGAGGAACTTCTCATGGCAATTACTGACGAAAGCAACAACGGCTTCTATATGCCCGTGGCGCCCGCTTACAGCGGCAACAACGGCGGCATGTTCGGCGGCATGGGCGGCGACTGGTTCGCGTGGTTCATCCTCGTCCTCCTGATCGGCGGCAATGGCTGGGGCATGGGCGGCTTCGGTATGGGCGGCATGATGCCTTGGCTCATGGGCATGGGCGGCGGCATGGGCGCGGGCTACGGCCTCGACTACCTCTACCCGTGGCTCAACAACAGCCAGCACATTTCTGACGGGTTCCGGGATCAGGCTCTGCAGACCTCTATCAACGGTCTGCAGAACAGCGTGACCTCTGGCTTCGGCGACGTCCAGCTGGGGATCGCGGGTATCAACCAGAATCTGTGCCAGACCGGCAACGCTATCACCGGCGCAATCAGCAACGGATTCTCCTCCGCAGAGATCGCGGCGAACGGGCGGCAGATGGCCAACATGCAGCAGGGCTTCGCGCTGCAGTCCGCCGTCCAGAACGGTTTCGCAACCGGCGCGGCGGCCACGGCTGACCTGAAATACACCGTGGCGACGGAGGCGTGCAACGACCGGGCGGCGGTTTCCAACGCGCTCAACGCACTGCTGACCCACATCGATCAGAAGGTCCAGGGCGTGCAGGACAAGCTGTGCCAGCTCGAGCTCGACGGCGTGAAGAATCAGGTGGCGGCGAAGGATGACATCATCGCCCAGCTCCGCCAGGAAAATCTCTACGCTAGGGGACAGGCTTCGCAGATCGCGCAGAACGCCACCATCATTGACGGCGTTTATGACCGTCTGAGCCGGTGCCCGGTCGGGAGCACGCCCGTCTACGGCAATACGCCCATTTTCACCTGCCAGCGCCCCAACACCTGCGGCTGCCCCGGCAATGCATTCGTGGCGTAAGGAGGGGACGGAATGGCGGCTGAATACAGCATTCTCGTTCCGCAGATCGTAACGCCCAACGCCCCGTCGACGTGGCCGGACAACACCTGCCCGTGCAATCAGGGTCTGATTTATAAGCGGTCGGGCGGCGGGGTGTTCCTGTTGGCTTCAAACGCGCCGAACAACGGACAGTGCTCCTGCGGGTGCGGATGCCGTCAGCTTTGGTTGACGGATTATCAGGTCGGGGTGCACCTCAACGCGCAGATCCCGGAGGGCGGCACGGTTGCGGAGATCATCTTCGCGCTGGCCGTGGACGGGGTTATCGATCCGGCGTCCCTGATGCGGTACACGCCCACGGCGGCGGAAATCTCCGGGAACCTCGGCACTGATATCATCGTGAGCGTTCCGTCCCTGTGCGGGTGCGAGAGCGTGGCGGTGGTCAACGCCGGAACCCAGCCGTCGGAGATTCTGAACGGCGTTCTGACGTTCGACTATGCCGGAACCCGGCGCATTCGGTAAGGAGGAAACATGGACAAGCACATCGAAGATTTCAAGAAAATCAAGGAAATGGTCGGCGAATTCGCCCATCGGATCGCCGAAGAGGACAAGAACGCCACGCTTTCCAACATTTCCGCGATCAAGGAAACCGCGTCCGCATGGCTTAAACTGTGCGAGATCTGTGAGGAAGACGACTCCGGCGAATACGGCGCACGGCGCAGGGATTCCCGGGGCCGCTACATGGACGGCGGTTCCCGTCCCATGGGCGGGTACAATCCCAACTATGGCTGGATGCCCGGTCCGTACTATGCGGGCGGCTACGGCATGGACAAGGCCTCCCTCGCAGACGAGCTGGAGGGCATGGCGTCCTCCGGAATGGGTGACCCGGAAATGGCAAAATCCCTCCGGGAGGCGGCCCGCCACCTGCGCAAGGGATAATCCCGGGGGCGGCGTATGCTGGAGCGCCGGGAGCTTGACGAGCGGATCGCAGAGATCAAAAACAAGCGGGACCAGACTGTCGGAGAAATCCGGGACCTGGCCGCGTATATCATCGCCCGGGACGACCTGGGCAAAGAAGAAGCGGTCGGGAGCTACGGGGACGCGGCTCCCAATCCCACGGCCGCGGCCATCGTGGAGACGGTCATCGGTGAGCACGGAGATTCCGAATTCTTGCAGTTGATAGCGCATCGGAACGCGGATCACGTGTGGGCGGTGCTGGATGAAGCGATGGAAACACTCAGGGCTACGGAACCCCGGTTTTACGCCGGGATTCTGCGGCGGATTCAAAACTGATACAAGATCCCCCGGGAGTGACGCGCGCCCGGGGGATTTTATTCGTGAAAGTCCGTGTAAGGCGCAGATTGCGGTGAATGGCTTTGCTTTTTGGGGTGAATGATTAAGCTTTGCTTAACCCCATCGCCAAAACGCGCCCGTCGGGGGTGACCTGACGGGCGGTTTTTATTGGGTTTTCCGCTTATGGCGGGCTGTGAATATTTGTGATTTCTCGTGCATAAGTCGCAAATAAGTCACAGCCCGCCTTTTTTATATGCTGTCGATGGCGGCGAGGAGTTCCGCGTCGGCGGTATCGGTGTAGACGCCCTCGGTGATGTCCGTCACGGCGTGGCCGAGGATCCTCTTCCGCGTCAGCAGGTCCACCTTCGCCCGGTGCATCAGGGTGGCGCAGGTGTAGCGGGTATCGTGCGGCAGGTGGTCCGGCAGTCCCAGCTCCGCCATTTTCACGCTGAGACGGTCGGCGAATTCCTTATACCGGCTGTCCGCCGTCCGGGTGTCCGGGGTCTTCCGCTCATCCCTCAATTTTTCCCACATGGCCGCAGTTTTTTGAGCGATGGGGACGCGGCGGGTGCCGGACGGGGTTTTCGCGGCGTCGATGGCGATGATCCGAGCATCGGTGTTGATGTCCTCCGGCGTCAGGGCCAGATATTCGGCGATTCGGAGGCCGCTGTAGCACAGCATGAGCACCTCCCGGACGAAGGGGTCCGCCGAATTGGCCCAGAGGACGGACAGCTCGTCCTCCGTCAAGGACTTGTGGATCTTCCGGGCGGACTTCTGCTCTTCCTTTGTGGGCCGGTATTGCGCGATGTCCACATTTTTGCTGTAATCCGCGTCGGTCAGGTCTGTCTTCAGGGCGTATTTGTACATGTTTCGGAGGACGGCGAGGACGGTTTGAAGCATGGCGAAGCCGAGGCCGCTGTCGTCGATCACCCTTTGCAGATCGGCGCGGCGGAGTTTTCTAAACGGGCGGTCATGGAGCGGGGCGAGATCCCCGTAAGCGGCGCGGTAGGCCTTGACGGTTTTCGGGGCCAGTTTCCGGGCTGCTTTTTCTATGTACTGCCGGAACACCTCGGCGAAGGTGATTTCGGCGTCCAAGGCGACAGGGTTGCGGTTATACGCGGCGAGGGCGTCCACGGCCTCCTGATAGGTGGCGTAGGTGCCGAGGGTGCGCTGAATCTGCCGGGCGCGGCCTTCCCCGTCGATGGTGTAATCCGTGGTGATCCGGACGCGGTACGGTTTGCGGCGGCTCCCCTTCATGCGATCTATGGAGCCTTAATAGCCGTTCGGATTCCGCACGGCTTATCACCTCCTTATTATATCGGCGCCTGTCACCCCCTTCTTCATTCTTTTCCATAGTGTAGGGTATTTTATCCCGGTGATGGACGCCCATTCTTTTAGAGAGTGGGTCTCTCCGTTAATTGTCAATGTGCTTTTGGGCCTTTTGTTTTTGGCTTGTGTGCTGGCGTCGGCCCAGCGGCAATTTTCAGGGCAGTAATTACCATTGGGGTCTATTCTGTCGATGGATAAATTGTCCGCATATCCGTTTTCTTTAGCCCATTTGTAAAACGGTTCAAAACGGTTCCATTCATTGCATACGGATATGCCGCGCCCGCCGTACAATTCATCATTTGTATTGTGGCATCTTGCCTTCATTGCCCTCCATATTCGATGAATTCTCGTGTTTGACATCCCGTGAGTTCTCGGCCTTGATATATGGCGCTTTTCGTCATTCAAGCATCCGCACGATCTCACGGTTCCCATTCGCAAAGGATTTCCGTCTACTATTTTTTCATTACCGCAATCACACAGGCATCTCCAAGTTGCGGAACGGCGATAATTCATTCCAGCAAATTCAATAACGGTAAGCCTTCCGAATCTTTTTCCGATCATGTCTTTCATTATGGATCACCTCCATAATTATTATAACACGACCGGGTTTTCAATGTCAAACCCTTCGGTTATTTCACAGCTTGCCCCGTCGTTCGACGCAGCGGCCCATGATGCGGACGGGGAGGGTTTCGATTTGTTCCCGGGTAAATACCAGCGGCGGGTACTCCGGATTCAGGGACCGGAGGCAGATTCCGCCGTTGTCCCGGTATTCCAGCAGCTTGCAGACGCCCTCGTCGCCGTTGACCAGAGCGATCACGATGTCCCCGTCGTTGTACTCCTCCTGTTTCCGGACGATGACGATTTCTCCGTACCGGATCAACGGCTCCATGCTGTTCCCCCGGATGCGGAGGGCGAAATACTGAGCGTCGGTGCGGCTGATCTCCTCCCAGGCGTCCGGGTCGTCCTGATCGAAGGTCACGATGGCTTCGAGGGGGATCCCCGCGCCGACGCTGGCGAGGACGGCGATTTTCTCCCCCTGCTCCCGGTGGAGCTTCGACGGGGCGGGCGGGGTGTCGGACAACAGGTCATTGACGGTGACGCCGAAGTAGTCGGCGATTTTTTGAAGGGTGTCGGGTTTCGGTATGGATCCTTTTTTCCAGAATGTGGGCAAGCCACTGGACAACCTCAGGTCACGCGCCACGACGGCGGGGGTGATCTGCTTTTGTTGGCACAGGGCCTGCAAGTTTGTGTAAAACACGTTTACCTCCTTTGTGGCCTTAGTACAAATTAGTTCACTGCGATTTGTGCAAAGAAACGAATCTTAATAAATCGCAGTAGACCCCTTGACTTTCTTAGCTGACTGCGTTATAATGATACCACAGTATCCCACCACCCCATTATAACAAAGAAGACAGTCAAAGTCAACAAGGGGGAAAGAAAAACTGTAATTCGATGAAGGAGGACATGATATGCACGTAGGCGAAACCATCCGCGCGCTGAGAGAATCCAGCGGCATGACGCAGAAGCAGCTCGCGGAAAAAACGGGGATCTCTCGCGGGGCCGTGATGCAGTTCGAGCTCGGATACAAACTTCCGTCTCTTCCCACGCTGAACATGCTGGCGATTGCGCTCGGCACCACACCGGCGGCTCTGCTGGAGGGATCCGGTGACACGAAGGAGGCGCGGGTGTGAGCATCGCGTCCAACCTCCGGAACGAGCTGGACCGCGCAGGGCTGTCTGTGGCGACGGTGGCCGCTCAGATTCAAGCGGAACCGTCCTCGGTGAGGAAATACCTGTCCGGGAAGATAAGGCCGTCAGATCGCGTTCTCGCGCGTCTGGCGCGGTGTCTGGACGTGACGCCGGAAATCTTGAAATATGGACGGCCCCGGCGGACATCCGGCAAACTGACCACGGACGAGGTGGCGGCGGTGACGGGCATTGACCCGCTGTCCCTGCGGATCGGCTGTCAGCGCGGCGTCTGGCCCTTCGGTACGGCGTACAAGCGGCCCGGGTCGACGCAGTACACCTACGAATACGATCCGGCGGCCGTCCTGCGGTGGGTGGCGGACCGAAAGGCGATTGCGAGGGGTGGACAACATGAAGAATCCGAACCGGCACAGAGACCTTTCGGCGGAGTGGCTGATTAACCGCTCACACGGCGCGATCCACGCGGTGATCCCGGAAGGGGTGAAGCCGGAGAAGAAGACCGGGCCGGTTCCATACGGCGATCCGGACGAGGCGCGGGTGTGTCTTGAATGCCCGCTGCCGGAGTGCCTGCTGGATTCCCCGAGCGGGGTGTGCAGACGGTTTGAAAAGGAAATGAGGAAGGTTAGGAGGCAAAGACATGACGACGAGACGGGAGATTGAGGACTTCATCCGGGAGGACGAATCCGAATTCCGCGAGGAATGCGAACCGCTGTGCACCTGCGACAACTGCGGGGATCCGATTTTCCCGGAGGACGAGATGGCGGTGATGGAGGAGCACGTCTGTACCGGGCGGCCGTCCTTCAAGCACATCTGCATGGACTGTTGGGAGGCCAATCGGTGGGACGAGGCCGGTGAGCTGCTGGACCTGGCCGGGATCTGGCACTGGACCGGGGACGCGGTGGAGGCGATGCAGCTGGCCGGTGAGAAACTGCTGGAAGGTCAGCGGCGGTACAAGGCCATGATCGGCACAGCTGTGAGCCTGGGGCTGGCGTCCGTCGGGAAGGGGGCGGCGACATGACCGGCGTCTCAACGCTCGGCATGACCCGGACGGACTGGCTGGAGGCCCGGAGGACGGGGATCGGCGGGTCCGACGCGGCAAAGATCGTACTGTCCCCGGAGCAGTACAAATACGCGGACCCCGGCGCGCTGTATCTGGACAAGATCGGCGAGGGGCCGGCGGAGGATGAACCGTCCCTTGCGGCGCGTCACGGGACATGGTGTGAGGAGTTTGTGGCGCAGCTGTGGGAGGAGGCCACGGGGCTGAAGGTCCGGCGGCTGAACTTCATGATCCGGTCCCCGGAGCACCCCTTCATGCTGGCGGACATCGACCGGAAGGTGGTCGGGCGCCGGGAGGGGCTGGAATGCAAGACGATGGGGTTCATGGCATCCCGGAAGAAGATCAAGGATGATGAAACCGGTGAATCCCACTGGATCGACAAGCTCATACCCGGCGACATGGAAGCGACGATGACCAACAAGCCCGAATGGTACTGTCAATGTCAGCATTATATGGCGGTCACGGGTTGGGAGATGTGGCACCTGGCCGCATTTATCGACAACAACAAGTTCCTGTTTTGGGACATCCCGCGGGACCAGGCGTGGATTGACGAGATGGTCCGGCAGGAGGAGGAATTCTGGAACCACGTCGAAAGACGGGAAAATATTTGGGAGGCTTGAAAATGGATCTGCAGATCATCAAGAAGGACGTCCCCGTGGTCGCGTGCGACATGGCGGACATGAAGGCGGCTTACGCGGAGATCGCGGCGGCCATGGAGGAGGTCGGCGGCGCGCCGGTGTTCCGTGCGAAGATCCCGTCCGGCGGCGGCAAGGCGTTCACCATCGAGACCGGGGACGAGGATTCCGATACCGCTGTGACGGCGATTCAGGGCGTGGTGATCCATTCCCACAAGTGCAATGCGCGGTTCGACGAGACCCAGCTGGGGGAGCCGCCGCTGTGCTCCTCCATGGACGGCAAGATCGGCGTGAACGCGGAGACCGGCGAGGCGTGCGGCTGTCTGGACTGTCCGTATAACGAATACGGATCATCGGCGAAGGGTCCCGGGAAGGCGTGCAAGAACATGATCCGGGTCTACATGATCGTGGAAGGATCCCCGATCCCGCTGCTGATTTCGCTCCCGCCCACCAGCATGAAGAACTGGCAGGCATACCGGATTTCCACGCTGGCGGCGAAGGGGTTGAAACCGTGCGACGTGGTGACAGAGCTGACCCTGACCACAGCCACCAACAAGGCGGGAATCAAATATTCCGTCATCAAGCCGAAGCTGATCGGGAAACTGTCACCGGAGGACGCCGAGGCCGCGCGGTTCTTCGCCGCAGGGTTCGCGCCGAAGGTGGAGATTTCTGCGGAGGATTACAACACGAAGGAGGCGGAGAATGACGCCGGAGAGCGGGCTGCTGAATAGTATCATCCGGTCGGTGTACGGCGTCTGCATGCTGTACCGCATCAACACCGGGACGGTGACGACGGACAAGGGGTATCGGTTTTCGACCGGTACCCCGAAGGGATATTCGGATCTTGCCGGGTACATCCGCGGCGGGGCAAGCCGGTTCGGGATCGCGGTTCCGGTGTACATCGAAGCGAAGATCCCCGGGAACAAGCCGTCGCAGGAACAGGTTGACTTCATTCGGGCAAGACGGGAGGACGGGTGCGTCGCCGGGGTCTGCTATTCCGTCCCGGAGGTGTGGGAGCTGCTGAATCCCTACCTCCGGGCGGATCGGACAGGCGGCGAATCCGACGAGGACTGGTGAGCATAATGGGAAAACGTGACTATATTCCGGCGTTCTTCAAGTATAGGGAGACGCTGGCGGGACTGACTGACGCGGAGGTGGGGAGAGTATTCCGGGCCGCTCTGGATTACGGCGCGGACGGGACGCTCCCCGCGCTCTCCCCCGTGGAGGGCATGGCGTTCGGGTTCATCCGGACGGACATCGACGCGGCGGCCCGGGCCTACGAGGAGCGGTGCGAGGCGAACCGGGAAAACGCCCGGAAACGCTGGGATTCGGACGGCATGCGAACGGATGCGAACGGATGCGAAAACATGCGAACGGATGCGAAACATGCCAATACAATACAATACAAGACAATACAAGACAATACAATACAGGGGGAGAGTACGCGCGCGCGCACGCGGGGAAGCGAAAAACAATCCGGGAAGCGGCTGACCGTCGGGGGGCCCGATGCAGCCGGGGCAGCAGCCGGGGCGACGCACAGGGACGAGCCTGTTCCGCCCACTGTCGACGACATCAACGCTTACTGCAGGGAGGCAGGACTGGTGCACGTCGACCCGAGACGGTTTTTCGACAATTACGCGGTGTCCGGATGGATGCGCAACGGCGAACCGATCCGCGACTGGAAAGCCCTCTGTCGGAAATGGGACGCCGAGGACGCGGAGAAGGCCGCGCACGCCGCGCCGAAACCCCAGGAGACGAGCTTCGACACGGACGAGTTCTTCGAGGCCGCGCTGGCCCGGAGCTATGCGGACTATAACGGGGAAGGAGGCTGGACAGATGAAAGCTAAGATCCCGGAGAGTATCACCCTCCGGGCGCATCATGAGCGGGTAGAGTATCTGGACATGCTGTGTTTGATGGCTTTGCACGAGGCGTTCGGTTTCGGGCCCGTCCGCCTCGCCCGGTACTACAACGCGATTGTGGAGATGGACACGCATTACAAGCGCTACAACGGGCGGGACGAGCCGCTGTTCGGGCGCAAGGCCAAAAACGGGATGGAGCGGATGGACCTGTGGGCCGTCAAGAGAGACCTGGCCGCTATCGGCGTGGACTATGACACGCTGGTGGAGGAGGGGAAGGCGAAAAAAGGGGAATAATGTATGACGGACGAAGAAAGGCGTGCATACAATAGAGCGTACTATCAGGCGCACAAGGAATCACTGCTTGCACGGCATAACGCATGGAATCAGGCACACGCCGGTCAGTTGAAAGCGTATGCGAAAGCGTATAAAGACGCGAACCGCGAGGAGATCAACGCGAAGGAACGGGCAAGATATGCCGAAAATCGCGAAAAGCACAAAGCATATCGTGAGGCCAACCGTGAGAAGATAAGCGCATATCAGCGCGAATACTACCGGACGCATCGTGAAGCGATGAAATCCAAGCAAAAGGCATACTATGACAAGTACAAGGACAAGAAGTGCGATTATGACGATGCGTACTACAAGGCCAACCGCGATAGGATTTTGGCCCGTCATCGCGAGTATTACGCGAGGAAGAAGGCCGAGAAGGGGCTGAGCACGTTGCCGTCAAGATCGGAAAGCCAATAAAGTAGCCGGTTTCCGGCTGACAAAGGAAAAGGAGCGCAAGTTAAATGAAAGGCAAGATTGAGACTATTTTGGGCTGGCTGTCATATATCGGGCTGGTGGTAATGGGCATTGCAGCTCTGGCGGCAGTAGTTGTGTTGATTCTTTTGGGAATTGTTAAGTTTGCAGAAATAATAAGCCTCCGTCCCGCCGACGACCTCCCGCCCGCCGAACCGTCCGAGGGCGTGGCGTGGGTCATGCCGGAGGCCGGGGAGGTCTCGGTCTGGCTGGCCCAGGCGTGCGCGGAGAACGAGATGGCGGCGTACATGCTGGACACCTACACGGAGGGGGACGGTCCCGCGCCGGAATGGTGGAGACCGGACGAGCCCATGAGCGCGGAGTGGGTGGACGGTAATGCGTTGCAATCCGACACCGTGGATTATATCGCACATCCGCCGATTGGAATCGATCCCGGCGGAGTGGACTGGAACGTATGCTCCACCGTTTGGGGCTGGGACGGTCACGGCGCGGAGCTGTGGGAGCTGGACTTGATGGCCAGAGTTTTCTATCTGGAATTTTTTGGGACTTCGCTTCCCTGCTCCGAGGCCGGGTGCGATGCGATACTGAATCTTTGGGACACGGGGAAGTACGGGCGGACGCTGTTTGAGGCTTTGTCCTACTATGATCCGCAGTACGGGTATACATACCGGGTTTATCCGCGGGTGTGGGAGACGACATACGACGCGGACGGGCTGGCATGGTGCCGGGAGTTCTGCGAGGAGCGGTTTCTGAACGGGCCGGAGTGGAGCGCGGTTTATTTCCAGCTCGGCTGGTATCACGACACGGACTGGGTGCCGCCGCTTTACGAAATGGACGGGGTGTTTTTCTCCGGGGCAAGCGAGGGGTGAACCGTGAGCAACTTTGAAAACGTGGTCGAACACAAGGCGCGGAAAGCTCACAAATGCTTCCTGTGCGACCGAAAGATTGAACCGGGGGAAACCTATACCCGGAGAAACGGCATATGGGACGGAGAGTTCTACACTGAGTGTTATCATTCCGTGTGCTGGACATTTCTCGAGGCGTATTGGTACCGCGGCTCTTTCAATGATGATGTATGGGATTCGCAAGAAGTCCGGGAATGGCTGGAAGAAACGTACTGTCGGGAATGCCTGGGGCCGGACGCGGATCTTGCCGACTGCGAGGTGCCGGTATTCCGGTGCAGGAAGATCATCGAGAAGCTGATGGGGAAGGAGGCCGGGGATGGCTGAGGCGAAGTTCCACGGGGCGGCTTATGGAGGGCAGTGATGAAAAACCTTGATCTGTTCGGGAACGAGGTTGATGTGCCGGATCCGCCGAAGGGCCGACGAAAAACGCCGACGATGCAGGAAATGTTCGGGCTGACGCCGGGGCACGAATGCCGGGACTGCGCACATCATTTCACAAACACAAGGGGAAAAACCTATCACAAGTGCGAAATATGGCAGCATTATTTCCCGGGAGGCGGACACAGCGAGGCGTCGGACATACGATGCAAAGATCCGGCTTGCGGGATATGGGTGAGCGAAGAGGACTTACCCTATTAAGCAGAAAAGAGAGGCGGAAAGATGGCTGACAGAATCAAGGTATTTTATAAGCCGGTCGGCGGGGAGCGTGAGCTGCGGGAGATCCCGAACACGCTGGAGGCCATGCAGGAGCTGGTCGGCGGGCACATCGAGGCGGTGAAGATCTGCACGGATCTGGTGCTTATCTGCCATGAAGAGGGGCGGGTCCTCGGTCTGGAACCGAATCCGTTCCTCGGGTACGACTTCCGCGGGGACTGGTTCATCTGCGGGGTGGACGGCGACGAGTTCACGGACGTGCCGGGGGATTTCGTGTATTGCACCGCGGGAGGAGAAGGGACATGAAGGTTGACAAGGAAAAGCTGATCCGGACGATGGAGTATTGCACGGCAGACATCACTCCTGTTGACGAAAACGACGAATGCCTCGGCGATGTATGCCCATTCAAAGAGGGTGGGTATGAAAGCGGGGACTGTCAGGAGAACATGATACGCGCCGCCCTTGCCCTACTGAAGGAACAGGAGCCGCGGGATGGCGCTGAGCGGGAAAAGGTGATCCGGGGGCTGGAAGCCTGTGTTCACAATCAACATTTGATGCAGTGTGAATCCTGTCCGTATCATACTGATAAAGCGCGTTGCTTAACTACACTGATGCGCGACGCTCTCGACCTGCTGAGAGAGCAGGAGGCGAGGGTGATGGATGAAGATGAAGTGTTTGTTACAGAGTTAAGCACCGTGCTATATTTAGAACGGCGGCGGGCTCGTGAAACAACCAGAATAGTCCCTGCTATACTGACGGATCACGATACATGGAGTTATGGTCAATTATCTTCGTATCGGTATGCAGAATTTGTGTATGAAGGGAAACTAATAGATCACAGAGATTTGGCAACCTATGGGGTGACATGGCGGTGCTGGACATCCCGCCCTACGCCGGAGCAGATGCGGGACACGAAATGGGAGGAGTTATGATACCAGCGATTATCATTACGTTTTTGTCCGGCGTCGGGACGATCATCGGGGCGGTGGCGGCGGCTTCCTACCGGGACACGCGGTATGACGGGATGCTTTCGGACTGGTACCGCCAGACGCGCGGTTACGGCGCTGGCGACATGAAGATCTATGCGCTGCTGAACGGGCTTGTGACCGGAGGCTATCTTATGGGTACGCTGGATATTATCGCTTCCATTGTGTTGCTGATCGCGGCCATTGTCAAAATGTAACAGGAATAAGGATAGAAGGAGGAGAAGTAATTATGTGGGAAGACGTTTTTCAGGTCTATGAGCGAGTAGGTGACAGATTTGTTCAGTTAATCGCAAGCGACATGAGCCTTGATAATGCGGTGCTATTTGTAAAAGCGTGGATGGAAGCTAATTATAGGGACGAAGTGACAAGTCTTGAGATAAGAAGGCAAGCAATTAACAGGGGTGATGCAAACGAGAAGGAGGAAAGCAATGCCGAATGAAGGAATCAAGTTGAAGTCCTGCCCCTTCTGCGGCGGTGAAGCTGAGACGGACAATAAGTTGGATGTTGAGCCGATCATCGACCAAAACGGCGCGTATGTCGATGCAAATACATATTATTATGAATGGACGGGTTGTCCGAAGTGTAATATCTGGTTCAACCTCAGAGAGGATGAACCGGAAGGAACGACTGTCGAAAAGTGGAACAGGAGGGCGAAAGATGCCGAATAATGATTACATCCTGCGGAGCGATGTGCTTCAAATTGAATGCGATCTTTGTATTGCAACGCACTGCAAGCGGGATCATCAATGTGTTAAAGCCATCAGGCTCAACAATCTTCCCGCCGCCGACGTGGAGCCGAAGCAGAGGTGGATCCCGGTGACGGAGAGGTTGCCGGAAGCTGAATGCGGAGAAGGTCAATCTTGTCTGACCGTCGATATATGCGGTGAACAACGGGTTTTGTACTTTGATGGCGGCAATTGGTGTTGGCCTACGGGAGAGCCGTTGAAGACGTCACGGTCGTTTCCTGTTACTCACTGGATGCCGCTCCCCGAACCGCCGAAGGAGGAAACCGTCAACGAAATCACGCCGGAAATGATCGAAGCGGCGGAGCGGAACGAGAAGCGGATCAAGGAAAGGGTCGACCGGATCTATGATGAGATGACCGCCGAAAAACGCGCGGAGATCGAACGGCTGAACGCAGAGATCGCAAAAATGCCGCCGTTTGACGCTGAGAAGTTGGCAGCTAACCCGATCGCACCACCGAAGGAGTTCATCTTATGACCCGCGACACCCTCCGCACCATGGCCCGGAACCGCTGGCCGGTGGTGCAGACGGAGAGCGGAACGCACGGGGAGATCGTTTACCCCTACATCCGGGAGATAAAAGTGGTTTACGCCTCGGGGGACGAGCTCTCCCGGGGCTATCCCCTCGAGCGGCTGGCGGTGGTGCTGGCGGACCGGTCGGGGCATTCGTTCACCGAGGTACAGGGGAACCAGTTGCGGCTTCCGACGGATGACGAGGCGGTGGTCTACGCCCTGCCGGGGACGGATCGGAAAAACATGACGGCGGAGCTGGAAAGGCTCCGGGAAATGGAGGCACACGCATGAGCAACGACACGGAACCAAAAAAGCGCGGGCATAGCTGTTGTCCCACGGATGCGGCAATCTATCGCGCCGTCAACGATGATCCCCGCGTTCAGCCCTTCACCGGCACGGCCCGGGAGATCGCCGACCGGCTGGGGCACGGGGACAATTATATCCGGCACATAGCCCGAACTGGCGTCACCACAAAGAAGGGCTGGCGGATCGAGTTAGAAACGCCCGGGCCGTATACGGGTATCAACAATGCCATCCCCCGGGACTATATCGCCGAGCGCCCGGACGATGATCCGATCATCGGGCCGGTGGAGGAGATCGCGGCGCTGACGGGAATGCATCCGTCCTCCGTGGAATACCTGATCCGCACCGGCGGCAAGTCCCGCGCCGGGTGGCGGGTCAGACCGGTTGAGGACGATGACCACGGGTTTGACATTACCGCCGGTCCCGCGGTAGAATGACAATGCAGGGGGGCGGCTTTCGGACCTTTTCTCCGTCCTCCTCGCCTCCTTTCCATGCCGGGCGGGTAAAATCGGCAGGGTTCCGGGCGCTGAGACGGACGGCCCCGGCGCCTCCCCGGTGAAATTCCGGTTCCGCAGGTATTCGCTGCCGCGAAACCGTCAACGCCGCTCCGCGGGTTGCGGCGCACCGGTCGGCGGATACCATATCCCCCGAGACTTACGGCTTGACGCGGCGTCTTTCATCCCTTCAGCGCACGCACCGGGGTTCGACTCCCCGGCGGGGGTTCACAGTCCGGACGGCATTGCAAGGCCGCTGGCGGGGAGATCTGCTCCCTCCCCGCCGTTCCGGGCTGGTATAATCAACGGAGCAGAGATAACGGAGCAGAACGCTATGTTGAGAGTGGAGCGACAGGATTATCAGGTTATGCCGCCTCTTACGGCGGACGAATATGCCGAGCTGAAGGAAGACATTCGGCGGCGCGGCGTAATGGTGCCGATTGAGTTTGACGAGGACGGGAATGTCCTTGACGGGCACCACCGTCTGAAAATCTGTGCGGAGCTGGGGATCACGGATTTTCCGAAGGTCATCCGGGCCGGGCTGACGGAAGAACAGAAACGGACACACGCGCGGAAGCTGAACATGGCGCGGCGGCAGTTGAATCAAGAACAAAGGCGGGAAATAATCCTTGCTGAATCGTTAGAGCATCCAGAGAAAAGCGACAGACAGATAGCAAAAGAGCTGTCTGTTAGTCCCACAACGGTTGGAACCGTTAGAGATAAGGCGTATTCAGAAGGTAAGGTGTCCAAATTGGACACCTCGACAGGCGCAGATGGCAAAGAATATCCCCGCCAGGTGGAGCACAAGCCTGTGGAGCCTGTCCGCTGTGACAAGACGGAAGATGCTGAACCGGAGCACAAGCCCCACGTGAGCAACAACAGCGGGAACAATGAGTGGTACACGCCGGAACGGTATATCGAGTTGGCGCGTGCTGTCCTCGGCGAAATCGACCTTGACCCGGCAAGCTGCGAATACGCCAACAGAACAGTCCGGGCGGCGCGGTACTTCTCCGAAGAAAACGACGGGCTGTGTCAGGAATGGCGCGGGCGCGTCTGGATGAATCCGCCGTACAGCGCGGATCTTGTCGGGAAGTTCACGCGAAAGTTTGTGGAAGAATACGACGCGGGGCGCATTTCGGAGGGAATTGTCCTTGTGAACAACGCCACGGAAACGGCGTGGTTTGCATATATGACGGACGCGGCAAGCGCGGTTGTGTTTACGCGCGGAAGAATACGGTATGTATCTCCGGAGCGTGAAAGCCTTGCACCGCTGCAGGGTCAGGCGTTCTTGTATTTCGGGGATAACGCGGAAAGGTTTATCGAAGTTTTTTCTTGTGTTGGATGGGGTGCTATCATATATGACGGAACGAGGCGTTTATCAGAATCCGAACAGAGGAAAGCAGTTAATCCGGTTTGACGGAATAAAGTACGAAAATATAACGCCGACGGACTTTGACGGCGTGGTTGAATATCATGATCGCATATGGGTCTTGTTTGAGGCCAAACTGGCCGGGAAAGAAGTCCCGTATGGTCAAAAACTGGCTCTTGCCCGTTTCGTCGCAGATGCGGGCAGGGCTGGAAAATGTGCCATTGCGATGGTCGTTGACCATTATTCCGACAATCCGGCGGATGATATTATTCTGCGGAATTGTTACGTGCGGGAGATTATCACAACGGAAAACCTCATGTGGAGACCGCCGAAACGGAGAATCACCGCAAAGGAAATGGCGGACGCATACATCAACTACAACATGAACAACGCTATGGAGGCATAACACAGAAAGGAGGTGCGGATATGGCAAAGGGCAGACCGCCGAAGGTTAAGATCAACGACATCATTGCCGCTGTCGGTCCGTACCTCGAGGACGCCGATCCGCCCATTGTGG